AAGTCAATAGTACCAGTAAGTAGTAAAGCTCACAGAATTAGCACCAATCCTTTCAAAAATAAAAAAATGCAAGGATGGGAGAAAAACGATCGTGCTTCGATGGTAGTACAACCAGGTAATTTAAGAAAGTCTATTATTGACCTATCTAAAAACCTTGTATCGTACAAAAGAGCAGTTGGTGCTATTGGGCCATTGTATAAAAGAAATACAATGAATAGAGGTACTAATAGCAGTGAAGGAACTAATGGATTTTACGCACACATGGTTTACGGCAGTACAAGGGCATGGTATAACAAGATAGTGGTAAAGGCAAGGAATTTAAGTAGGGAAAAAGTTATTAAGCAAATGCGTGATGAATGTATTTTTATTATGCAGGAGAGACCTAAAAAATTCTGGCAAGTATCATGATAGGTAAATTAATATATAATAGGTTATCCACAGATGGATCAATTACGGCTTATGTTGGGACAAATATATATCCGGACATAACTCCGCAGAATGTTCAATATCCATTTGTTGTATATACTATTGTAAATAGCTTACCAGTTGATTTTAAAGATGGACAAAGTAACCTGGAAGAAATAACACTACAAGTAGATGTATATACGCAGAGTTACGATGATACACAAGATTTAGCTAACCTAATCAGAAATAGATTAGACAGATTTGTTGGCACAGTAGAAGGTGTTGAAGTGCAGAGTATTAAATATGTATCAAGTGATTCACAAGTATTTAACGCTGAATTGTCTGTGTATTGGATGAGCATTGATTTTATGGCAAAAATGAAACGATGAAACTAAGATTATTAAAAGAATGGAATGGAAAGGCACCAGGTAAAGTAGGTGTATTTCTTTCAGAATATGGTGAGCAAATGATAAAGGATGGCATTGCAGAACTACTTGATGAATCTTTTGTCGTTGAACAAATGCCGCAGAAGCAGGAAGTTGAGCCAGCTCCAGTCTATATACCTATACCAGTGCCTATGTCATATTTCAATGACGAGGAGCAAGAAGAAGGAATTATTAAACCGAAAAAAAATAAATAAACATGGCAACTACTGGCATTATTAATGGTACGTTGATGCGCCTATACAAAGATTCAACTGCGATAGGTTACGCAACATCCTGCCAAATGAACATCTCCGCAGCTATGCGTGAAATCTTGACAAAAGATTCCGCAGCAGGTGGATGGAGAGAGGTAAAGAAAGGTCAGCTATCAGGCACATTGTCCACCGAGGCATTGTATGCAGGGCCTGGCGATTCTTCTATCAATTACTTATTTGATGATTTGTTTACCGATTTAATATCTGGTACTGTATTGACCATCAAATTCACAACAGACGTTCAAGGTGACAATGTCTTTACAATGGGTGCTATCTGTACATCATTAGACTTGAACGCAGGTGTAGAAGAGAATACAAGCTATTCAGCATCCTTCGAGGTGACTGGTGCAATTGTAAAAACAACAAAGGCTTAATAAAAATTACCTAACATGAAAACAATAGTAATTGCCCACACGACTATTCCGATTAAATTTGGAATGTTCGTGTTAGGTACATTTTTAAGAGAGAGGAAGTTAAAACTTAGCGACCTCTCTCTACTTGGAGAAGACCTTTTACTTGCCCTTGAACTTGCCTTTACCGGTGTTGAACATGGCTACAAAGCTAAAGGGGATAAATGCCCTTACACTTTGCAATCCTTTTGCGACTTGGTAGATACAGACATGGGAGGAATAGCTCGCATTATGGAGATGATTTCAAATGAGATTTCACCACCAGAAGATGAGAGCCAAAAAAACGTAGTGGCGAAGGAGGAGAACTTACCCTTGAGTACATCGAACGCTTTTGTTTCGGAGTTTTAAGGTTCCTGCCTTCGCAATATTACGACATGAGTTTTAAAGAGGTTGTTATAGCTATGCAAGGTTATAATAATCAATTTGAACAACAGGAGCAAACAGAGTGGGAACGAATAAGATGGCAGACAACACTTTTACTAAATGTACACACAGCAAAAGGTAAGAGTTTAAAGCCTAAAGATTTAATTGAGTTTCCATGGGAGAATCCTATAAAAAAAGAAACTAACAGAAGTTTGACAAATAATGACAAGTCAATATTTGACAAATGGGATAAAGAAGCATAATGGCATTAGGTAAACTAAATTTAAAACTTGGCATTGATGTATCTGATCTTGACAAAGAACTTGGCAAGGTAGAAAGAACTATGTCGAGGTTTGGTAGTAAGATGCAAAATGTAGGTACTACATTAACTCAATCACTTACATTACCTATTATAGGACTTGGAGGAGCATCCTTGAAAGCATTTGCCGACATGGAAAGGCTTGAAGGAGGATTGACTGCTATTATGGGCAGTAGTAAAGATGCGGCTATTGAAATGGAAAAGCTGCGTAAAGTAGCTGAAAATCCTGGTCTTGCATTGCCACAAGTTGTTAAAGCGTCTGCCTCTTTGCAAAGTGTAGGAATGGATGCAGATAAGGCAAGAAATGTTATTGAACAATTTGGAAACGCTGTTGCAAGAGCTCAAGGAGGTCCAGCAGAATTTGCAGGTGTTATATATGGTTTAACTCAAATAAGTAGTAGTACAAGTATTCTTGCTGAAGATTTAAATATAGTAAAAGAAAGATTACCAGAATTAAACGATATTTTATTAAAAACATTTGGTACAAATACTGCAGAAGGTTTAAGAAACTTAAATATTAGTAATTCTGAATTTGTTGATGTTATTACTAACCAGTTGAGCGTATTAGAAAGAGCTAATGGTGGTTTAAATAATTCTTTTGACAATTTGAAAGATAATATAAATGCATCATTAGCAGAACTTGGTAAAACTATAAATGAATCACTTAAACTTGAAATTGTATTTGATAAAGTTTCAAAAAAAATACAAGAATTAGTAGAAAAATTTAAATCATTAACACCAGAACAACAAGAAAATATCGTAAAATTTGGTTTAATAGCTGCGGCAGTTGGCCCTTTAATATTTATATTAGGTCAATTTGCAACATCTATTTCAAGTATAATAACTTTATCAAGAACTTTAATTGCAACTTTTACTATTTTATCTGGTGGAACATATTTAGTAGTAGCAGCTATTGGCGCACTTATTGCATATTACGCAACTACTGATGAAGGACAAAAAAGTTTATCTAAAACTGGTCTTTTATTATCAGAATCATTTGATAGAATTAAAGCAGCATTTTCAAAAACATTAGAATTATTAGCAAAATTACAACCTTTATTTGATGTATTATTATTTGTATTTGGTAAAATAGCTGTATTTACTTTTGAAGTGGTGCTTTCACAAATTAATGCAGTATTATCAACTATTAATTTTTTGTACGATGGTGTAATAAAAGTATTAGAAGGTTTAAGGCTTATAAATAAACAAAAGGTTCAACCAAATATGGGTGCTGCTGGTGTTGCAGATAGACCAAGCGGTGCAGGTGGATCATGGGGAGATGAAACAAAAACACCAGGTAAAACAACTCCTAAAGGCCCTCCAATAATACCAAAAGGAACTCCAAATAATATACAAGCTAAAAGTAGTGCTGGATTAGATGCAATAAGAGAATTGCAAACAAATAAAAGTTTTATGGAATTTAATGCAGTAAGCGTAAATGCTTTACCGACATTAGATTTAATTCCACAAAAATTAGAAAGTATATCAGCTGCAAATGAAAAATTAAAACAAACTAATTTAGATTTAGCAAATTCATTTACTGCAATAACACACGTTGTAAAATCTGTTGAAGTTGCATTAACTCCAATGCAATCCATATTAGTTGCGGCTACCGATGCCTTTTCAGTCATGGCAATGCAAGGTGAAACAGACATGAAGAAGTTAGGTAGTGCTGCAATACAAGCTGCGAGAATGATTATATCATCTTATATAAAAGAAGGTGTTGCAGGTATTATAAAAGGTATATTATCCGGGCCTTTAGGTAAAGCATTAGGGCCTGGTGCATTAGCAGTTGCCGGTGCTGCTGGTGCTGGTGCGGCAGTATTGTTTAATACTATGCTTAATAAAGTTGCTCCTCCAAAGTTAGCCGAAGGCGGACTTGCTACCGGGCCCACTATGGCATTGGTCGGAGATAATCGTA